ATTGTTATTGGTTGTTTCCATCTTTGAGCTCTATGTTATAAAACTTATATTTAAATTTTTCTTCATCATATATTTTTACTCTCTCTATAAAATGTTTGAGAGTATAATTTGCAAATTTACCTATACGAAAATCATCAGCAATATCAAATAATGTTGCTTCTGTTTTATTATCTCCTTTTCTCAATCCACGACCTATTGATTGTAGATTACGAATCCTGGATTTGGAGGGTGAGGCAAATACAATATTATGGAGATTACGGATATTGACACCAGTGCTAAAAGTGCCATAAGAAGCAACAATGATAGCATTAGTTTCTTTCTCAGTAATTGAACGAACTGATTCCCGTATCTCAACATCTGTACCACCATATACGAAAAATACATGACGCTTATCAGCGGCATCCTTGATAGTAGTGTGTAAATCTTTTCCATGTTTCTCCACAAATTGAAATAGTATAAGTGTATTTCCTTCTAAAGACAAAACTAAATTTTTAATAAATTCGTTCCGTGATTTATTCTGAACAATATAATCTATTTCTGTATTGTAATCCCAATCACGAGCCATTTTACAAACAGGTTCAGGATACTTTAATACAAGGCACTTAATATTAAATGAAGCTAAATGTCCTTGTTCAATCAACTCTGAGGTGGTTGTGGCCTTATAAACTGGACCAAACAAACCTTCTAATACTAAACGATGAGTTTGTGTACCGTCTAATGTACCTGTGGTGCCTATTCTATATTTAGCGTTTGTGCAACCAGACAATATCGTAGTAAGTGATTTAGCCTTGAACTGGTGTGCTTCATCACCCATCACATAATCAAATTGTTCAAAATAATCTTTTTCATTTTTATAAATGGATTGCCATGTGGTAATGGTAAGAAACTTGTTTGTGTGCTTCTCTTTACCAGAGTATTGGCGATGGCAGTATTTGTCTGAATCATAACCATAAGAAGCAAAATCACTATACATTTGTTCTACTAATGATGTAGTAGGAACAATTAACAACCCTCTTTTAAAATCTGTTTCTTGTAACCAACGAACAATCAAATAAATGATAAGAGATTTACCTGATGCAGTTGGTGATAGAATGAGTTGGCGTTTATTGCGTACAGCCTGTAGAAAACATTTCCATTGATACTCACGCAATTCATGTGGCAGTTTTAGCGTTTGTATAAACTCTAATGCCTCAACACCTGAGAATTCTTGTGTAAGCTTAATAGCATCGGCTATCTCTAAACTATAATTTCTTTCGGCACAAAATTTTTCTATGTATGGGATCAGACCATGATATATGGTAAATGTGCGTAAATCCGCCAGGCGAATTTTTCCATCCCATACACGGCTCTTGTATGCAGGTGTAAATTGGTAATTTGGTACAAAGAATGTAAAGTAATCTGACAGTTCTTGTGCTATACTTTTTTCACATTCAAACTGTATAAACGCTTCATTCTTTTTGGTTAATAATAAATCAGACACCTTGTATAAACTTTTCCCAATCAATAAATGATCTAAGTTGATATGTCCTACTATTTAGCTCTTTTAAAATAGACTGACATATCTCAACAACTTCTTCGTGTATGGCCTTCTTCGCCATATACTTGTTTAAATCTTCATCACTCTCCAAATATGTAGACAGATCGGATTTGATAACAAATGGAAATGGTTCCCATCCATGCTTTTCTAATGCATCATCATCTAACTTACCTGTATAATACTCCCACTTAATCTTTTTCCATTTATTATAATTGAATTCTGCTTGTTTGGCAAGCATACGATGTTGAGATAATACGTTTAGGTATTTACTGTGAAGTTTGGGTATATCTAATAATGCCTTACCTGGTTCGGTACGGTCAATATCGGAATCTTTCCGCCATTCTTCTAACACTTCATCCAGATTTTTCATGCCAATAAGCCTCCTGTTATAGGAGTATAACAAAAAAAGGTTAGAATGTCAAGCTGTTTTAAAACAATTTTTCAACATCATAATAACTATACCGAAATGTGGCATCAGCAGTTAATATGGTATCAGGCCCATCTTGAGCATTCATTATGAAAGTTGAAAGTGTTGTTGGGAATACTTCGTAAAATTTAAAACGGTAGTATTCTATATTTGAGGAAGAAAACAATGTCAAAGAGGCATCACTAAATTGTGGAAATTTATTACTAATATCATTTTTTGCTGATTGATATTTATTTAATTTGGATAAATTTCTATACTCTTTAAACTCCACAGGGAAAGTCATCGCACGAATCCAATCGTGTATTTCTAACCAACCTTTTAGTTCTTCATCAATAATGAATGTGACATTTAATAAATCATAAATTGCTTTCTCACCTGGAGAATATATGTCAACAAATGGGTTTGTAATTACAGCTTCAGATAAAGACAAACCTGGCACAGTAACATTTTGGCAAAAGTATTGCATATTTGGTACACGACCAAATGTCAATAAAAACTTATTAGGTTGTAATGGATTAGGATTACTTGGGTTGCGTGTAAGTGCGGTCATAAAGTTTTCTTAATATGCAGACCAATATCAATGACATGTTCTTTTTCAATCATGTTAATAATACGATTTGTTAGTGTTATTTCCTGTTGAATAAAAGTCATCTTCAATTGGAGTTCTTTTAATTGTTGATTATAGAAATCCAATTCTTTTAGTTTTCTTGCTCTTATATCGAGCAAGTCTGACATTACTATAATATCGGTCATAAGGTTATTTATGTATAAAAAAAGACCCGCTTTTTAGGGCGGGTCTTTAAGTTAATTCGAGTGTCTTTTTATTATTTTTATTGTGACACTCTAAACAGATTACATTAGGTTAGCAATCTGGAATGCACGGTAGTAGAAGTTGGACTGTGCTGTCAAAGCGCCTGAACCAACAGCTGTACCTTCTGCAAACGGATTAGCAACTAGACCGTAACGAGTCTTGAAGCCAATTTTTGGTTGGAAAGTACCTGTATCTACTGCACGAACCATTTGCAGCGGAACATATGGGCAGTAGAAAATACCTGCGTCATATGCATTAGATCCTTTGTAACCGAGAACAGCAAACTCGGAAGTCGAGGATGTTGGAGCATACGGATCGATATACACTTTGATACGACCAAACAGAGTACCAGCAAATGTATTACCAGTATCATCAACTGTCAGGTTAACTTGACCTTGCAGAGCAGATTGATAGTCGAGGATGCCAGCCATTGCAAGAGCAGAAGCAACATCAGACGAGCAAATCATAACATTACCTTTACCTCTACGAGTCGTTTTAGCAATTGTATTAGCTTCACGCTCGAGTTGGAAAGCAAGACCTTTAACTTTTTCAACCATCCAACGACCGTTTGAATCGGTGTCGAGGTCAAATTTACCAGCAGTAGTAGTACCTGCTTGGCAACCAATCTTAGCAACACCGTAGATTGTACGGATAACTTCACGATTGATTTCAGCAAGAATTTCTGTAGACAGAATGTTTGCGAGTTCGGTTTCTGCATCGAGACCATGAACTGCTTTCAGGTCTTGTGCCAGTTCCATCGAGTATTCTGCTTTGAGAGCACGGGTCTTTGCAGTAACCGTAACTTTCTCAATCGAGAATGCCATTTCTTGGAAGGTGTTAGCAGCTTGACCATCACCAAGTGCCTCACCACGAGCTGTTGTCATAGCAGCAACAGCAGCAGCGTTAGAAGTAAATACTTCAGTTGGCAAAGTACCAGTAGAGATAGCTGTTTGTGCGGTACCAAGACCAGCAAAACCGGTGTTAGCTTCGTTGTAGAAAGCCTCTGTGCCGCCTTGCGTTGCATAACGGGAACGCATAGCGAAGATCAGTCCTGTAGGACCAGTCATCGGCTGAACGCCTGCAACGTCATAAGCAATCAGGTTTGGCAGCGAACGGCGAACCAACGAAATAAGAATTGGATCGAAACCAGCAACTGGAGTTGTAGCAGAACCAGAAAAACCGGACTGTGTACCACCAGCAGATGCTGAGTTAGTTGGCGTGGCTTCCATAAGGATGCCAGAAGCCTTTTGCATTTCTTGAGCTTGATTCTCAAGAATGACAGCCGTAACGGCTTTACGATATGGATCTTTAATAGACGGCAGATCTGCGTGATCTAGAACGCCTTCCCATTTCTTTTGTAGATTTTCGGACAAATACATTTAAATCTCCTTAATTATTATTACTTAAATTTTGGTTTTAGAAATTGCTTGGGATACTGCTGCAACGAATGGGTCAGCAATGACTTTCTTCTCGCCTTCAGCATCTTCTACCTTTTCGTGCAGTTGCTCTTCATCTGCTTTTTTAACGCCAGATGGGAAATAGTTCTCACGAATTGTTTCAAGCTTCTCTTTGTATTCTTCCTCTGTGGAGAATTCAACGCTCTCTGCGAGCTGTTTTACTTTTTCAGCTTGTGTAGTTGTGAGGCCTTCAGTAACTTCACGGGTAATTTCATTCTTGCGGGACTCTACGAGAGCTTTGGCAAAACCAATGCCACGCTCAATTTCTTCGTTGAGTTTGCTTTCGAGTTCATCAACTTTACCAGCAAGTTCATCAACGAGGTCAACCTTCTCAGCAGGAACATCGATATAATGCTCAGCAAAGAGGTTACGCAGACCAGCAATGAATTCTTCGGTGAGTTCAGAACGGAGTCCCGACTCAATTGCAATTTCGTTATCTGCCAGCCATTGCTCAACAACATAGTTGAGGTAGTCATCTACTTTGGTTGTCAGATCGGATTTGATTTGATCGACTGCTTCGGAAAGCATGTCAGCATATTTTGCTTCGGTTTCTTCTTGAATTTGAGCAACACGATCAGCAACCCGTGCTTCAAAAATTGTAGAAACTTTAGATTTGAATTCTTCGGAAATGGTAGAATCATCTGCAAAGAGGGCATCAACATCCTCTTTCATTTTCTTCTTCTTCATTTCTTCTTTATCATCTTCGTCTTCCATTTCATGGGACTTTTCAGCGATGACTTCTTCTTCAGTTTCAGCTTGTTCTTTTTTCATCTTAAGCTGAGTATCTGGAGAAGCATTAGAAGCTTTGGTTGTTGGTGCCGTAGCACTCTTAGACGATGGTGTAATCTTTGCAGAATCATCATCGGGTTTTGAATTTTGTGGTGTTGGGCCGCCAGCATCGTGAATTTCTGCTGCTAGTTTTTCAGCAGGCATAGCTGTAGCTTTGCTTTTTGATCCCGACAGGATCTCTGCTGCGGCTTCCATGAGTTTTGATGTTGCCATTAGGAATCTCCTTATGATTTCTTATTTATAAAATTAAAGTTTTCTGAGGTAATTTTCGAATAATTTAAGAGCAGTTTCTTCTATTTTTGCTTTAGAAACCCTCTGAATTGTTTTCTTTGTACGGTCAAAATCTGCCTCTACAAATTTGCCGTCAATCATCATCCATTCTTTGTTTTCCATGATGCCTTGAACAAATGCACCAGGTGCAGATGGATCGGCAACAATGTCAGCTGCCGTGGCCAATCGCAGATCGTCTTGTACCAAATTGTAACCCTCTTTGGTCTGTTGTAGAGAACCAAGGGCTCTGGAAGATACACCAACTTGAATGTCATTGTTGATAAAGTTCTCAACGATTTGACCGTATGGTGTGCCAAGAATAAGTGCTTTGCCATAGAAAGTATTGCCATCTTCTTTTAGAGATACAATCTTATGTGATACACGCTCAAGGTTAATTGATGGTGTATCTGGATGACCTAGTTCACCAAGCGCACGATTGGTGTCAATGAATTCTTCTGTATAACGGGTAACTTCATTACGAAGTGTGTCCATTTTATACATGCGATTGTTCTTGTTAACTGCATCGCCAACAAGAAATGTTCCTTCAATGTAAAGTTTTTTCTTGCCGTCTTCCGTTTTTTCAACAAGATATTTTACATTTTCTATGGATTCTCTAATAAGTTTCATATTGTTTGTCCTGTATATGGGTCAACATTATATGTGGCTTCTTTTGAAACTTCCAAGAAAATAGTTCCGCCCGTTGCAATAGTAACAACTATGGTTCCAGTATTATTGCTAGTGATAGCACCAGCAAAGTCATCAAATCTCATTTCGCCAGATTGATGTAAACTTAATGCTGTTACAGCACCACGAGCAACAGTAATACTGCCACTTGTTGACCAAGTTACTCTTTTAAGAGAAGCTGAAGTAACATTTTCCGTAGTAGCATTTGATCTTAATTCGTTAAGTGTGATTGTATAGGTGCCAGCATCAACAGCTCGAATGATTGATGGCCCTCGTCTTGAATTGTTAATATATGCTGGCATTTTATCTTAGTCCCATTGATGTTCGCCTACGCATTGACATTTTTCTTTTCAATAAGCTTCGGCGAAGTTTAGCTCTTCTAGTTGTTTTCCATGACCGCTTTAATAAGCGTGCCTTTCTTAATCTTGCAGCTGCAGGTATACGGCGAACAGTATTACCTACAATCCTATAACCTTTAATGCCTGACCGTCTTTTATTTTTCTGAACAACTATACGGCCTTTTGCATTACGCCGAATACGCCGGCGAATTTTTTGTATTCTACCTTGACGAATGATATTTGGATTTCTCCTAATTGCTTCATCAAGTTCTTCAAAAGCATCTGCTTGCACATAACGCTTTGCTTCTTGTAATCTTTTACCTGCAATTTCATTTAGCCTCGATCTTAATTGATCTCTTGCCTCATCTAATTTACCAGATACAATTAAATCTATAAAATTCATTTTGCTCTACTAAAAGCAAAGTCAGAAGCTTTCGCTAAGTGTGCAGGCGATTTATGAACCATATCCGCAAACTTCTTTTTGTTGTCATCATTCAAAGCTTTATGTACTTGCGTAATAGCAGAAGCTGTAAAATGGTCTACCTTTTTTGATTGACCATTACCAAATTTAACTGTTTGTGCCTGTTTATCAGCAACAATTTTATGAAGCTGATCCATAACAGCTTCTTCTATTTGTGTTTCTTCTGCCTGTATAGCAGCACCAAGAGGTCCGCCATATGGTACAGAGAAATACTTATCTAATGTTTTACTGTAATACAACGCAACTTTTGTTTTATCAGGATACAATCTGATGGCTCTGCGTTTCAAAACCAAAACAAAAGGTGGGTCATTATCAAAATCTACTGGTGCTTCAACTAATTCAAAATCTTCTTTAATATCTTTTTCAACACCGTAAGCAAGATCACCTATTTTAAGGCGATGAGCTCTTACTTTACGACCAGAAGGACCAACTTTAAAATCTGATGTGTCAACAACATCTTCTTCTAGCTCTTCTTTTACCGCTTGTCTTGTCTTTTGAAAAACTTGTTTATTATTGGCAATTAAATCTACCATACGATTAAACAAATTTCTCACAATCTCTTTATCAGCACTATTGAACTGAGGCCGTTCTTCGGTCATCTTATCCAAAATTCGATGAATTCGTGCCAGTTGTGCCTTATTGGCAAGACCAGCTCGAACAAGCATATCAAACTTTGTGTAGTCTGACTTTTCTTCTTCTACAAGATTACGAAATTCTTGTAAATCTTTCATTCTTCTGCGGCAGTTTCTTCTGTGTCTTGTACTTCAGGCTCAGATGTTTCTTCATTACCTGTAAATAGTGTTTGTGCCATTTCAATTTTTTTAGCATCAAGTGCTTCAAAAGCTTTAGCGGCTAAAAGATCATTTAGCAAATCTTTTGCACTCGCAGCATCACCTGCTGCAACTTGATTAATAAATGTTTGCGTGTCCATAGTATTCTCCGTTTAGCGCCTATTTAGTAATGCTGAATATTTTTCTACCTCAGCATCTAACATTGGTGTCATTGATTCATTTGCAGCACCAGTATTATCTTCTGGTGGGTACTGTTGTTCCATTGCCTGTTGTTGTGCTTGTGCTTCAGGTGGCATTGTTGGCCCACCTGTACCTGCGTCTGATTCTTTTTTGATTTGTTCATCAATAGCTTCAATTTCTTCTTGTGTTTGTTGAAGAATATTTTTACGAACCCATTCAGCAGAGAAGTAACGACCAACATATGGATCAACAACTTGAAGTGTTTGAACACGATTTTGTAAAAGTTCTGCATCACGCAGTTCAGTAAAGTTATTATCTTTTACATAGTCATAATAGATTTGTTCTTTAAAATTTTGCCATTCTTCTCTAGTGCAAATACCTTTAAGAACTAATTGTTTTTCTAAAGCATGGTCAAAAATTTGTGAGAATTTGTTGCGTAGACGAATGATGAATTTAAGAAACTTAACCTCATCACGGGTAACTTCAGTTGTACGACCAAGACCAATCATACCACCTTGTTGTGGTTCTAAACGGCTGATAGGTACATTAAGTGATTGTAGAAGTTTTTGGCGGAAGTATTTTACATCTTCCAACTCACCAAGGTTTTGGCCTGCTGGTAATGTGGTAATCTCTGTGCCTTTACCACCTTCACGGCGTGGTAACCAGAAATCTTCAAGCATCGAAAGGTGTTTGCGGTCATCACGCAACTCACCGGTGTTTGCATCGTAAACCATCTTGTTACGATATTTGACCATGATTGACTGAATATATTGTTCAGCCTTGCCTCTTGGTAAATTACCTACATCGATATAAAATATACGGCGTTCTGGTGCTCGTGAGAGGCGATAGATTACAACCGCATCTTCAATCATTCTTAACTGATTAAGTGGCTTTATCGCCTTATGAAGAAAAGAAATAACAAATGTGTTTTTGGCATCCATCAAACCAGAGTTTACATTTACAATTGCATCTGGTGCAATACGAAGGCCAGAATTTACCGATGCACCATATGATTGTGTTGCAGTACCACGATCACTATAAACATAATACTCAGCAATTGATTTAATAATATCTGCGCCAGTTTTTGGGTCACGTTCTTTTTTAACTTCACGCACTTTACGAATCTTGCGTGGGTCAATGTACCGTAGTTCTTGTATGCCAGATTTTGGATCATTTTCGTCTACAACCACATGATAGTAAATACGACCATCAATGTACCAACGCTTAAACAAATCATCTGATAAATTGCCAAAGTTTAACATACGAAGAATGTTTTCAAATTCTTCTACAATTTTTTTCTTAACTGCATCTGGTTGCTTCAGTTTATCTAATACAATATTAACTGTACGACCAGATTCATCGTGTGAAATGGCTTCATTGACAATATCATCAATTGCCATTTCTAATTCTGGATGATTTGCCATCTCACGGTACCGAGTAATAAGTTCTAATTCATTACGAATAGAACCTTCTAGGTCAACATATGTACCGTAATAGGCATTTTGTGTGATTGTAACTGCACCATCATCGAGTGCAGGAGTTGGAAGTGCAAAAGAGGGTTGCTCAGGTGATTGAACCTGAACAACATCTTTTTTGCCTAGGGTGAAGCCGAAGAGCTTAATAGCCATTAATATATCATCCTATAAAAGTGAAGAAAGGCCGAAGCCTTTCTTCTTACACTACACCGTCTGCTACTGATTCCCACCATTGATAGGCGAGAGTAACTGAAAACTCCTCAATTGTATCATTTGAACCCCAATCAACATCAATTGGAGTAACATCACTTGGAAAGAGTCCTACAAATTTATATCTTTTAAGAGTATTGCCTTGTTTACCAAATTGTGTAACATCACCATCAACAGTATACCCAAGTGGTGAAAGAGCAGCTGGTGTGCGAACATTAAGATTATGTGAATTGATACCATTCATCCAACGCTCAAATGCGTTACGAATAATGAAATCTTCATCATTGATAACCGTAATGGTCCAATCAGCAAATGTTCTGTTACCTACAAATTTGAGTTCACGACCAAAGTATTGAACAGGCACAACACCCAGCGTAGCGCCAGGTAATTGTGCTGTCTTACACATAAATGTTAATTTTGTTTGTGCGTTACCTGGCGCAGAGAAACCAGGAAACGGCATAGAAACTTCAAATAGATTAGGACGGGCACCGTCCCCAATCATCTGACTTCTAAATTCGTTTACATTGAATGCCATTTATTTTTCTCCTGTTTCTCTATTTAGAACTGTCCTACAACCTCATCAAACGAAACGCCTGTTCTAACTGCAACAAAGTTAAGTTGAATGAAGTTAATTGAACGAGCAGGTTTGATGTAAATGTCGCCAACAAACTCGTTGCGATCAATAACTTCACCTGTGTTATTCGTTTCATCACAAACAACACGGAAATCAGTAATACCTCGGCGACCTTGTACATCACGCAAGAATGGTTCTACAAGTGCTACAAACTGAGCACGGGTAAACTGGTCGTTGAATTCAAACAGAGAGAAGCGAGCTGCACGAGCAATTGCTTTCTCCAGAACAATAAACAGTCGGCGAACATTGATACGATCAAACGCAGATGGTTTGCTCAACATTGTTTTATCGCCAAACAAAACCGTGCCTTCACCTTGGAATGAAACGATTGGATTAATTCCTTTTACATACAGATCGTCACGATTTGTTTTGGTTGGATTGTAAGCCAACTTAATAACATTTTTCAAAATACCACGATTTAAACCGCCTGGTGAGAACCACGGATCACGCTCTAAATCTGTACGAGCGCAAAGACCAGCAATATCGCCATTGCAAGGAATCCAACGGTAAACATCGTTGTATTTGTCGTATTGATATTTCCAATTGCCATCTAAAACAGCATACGAAGAAGAAGTTAGTGTGTTTCGATAAGCAACGGTATCAGTAACTTCATCGCCAGGATTATTTACAACATCAGCTTTTTCTGGTGATAAAAATACTAAACAATCTTTTCTATCAACGCACATTGAAATAAGTGAGTCGGCCAAAGTTTGATTGGCTGGGCCAGAAACAACTAGCGAAATATCTACTGATTCAGCAGAATCAAAAGTATCATAAGCTGTTGTTACGTTGGCAGTAGAAATTGTACCGTCAACACCGCCAGTTAAAGATACAGTTACATTTGAAGAAAGATTAGCAAATGCTTTAGCTGAAACGGTTGTACCCCAATTAGTTGCACCATTTGCTATTGCGTGGTCCATCCAATAAATGTATTTTGATTGAGCAGTAATTACATTTCTATAATAATTAGAATTGCCAGAATCATCTTTTGAATCTGAACCTTTTGAAACAAAAGGATATTTCTCTAAAATAGTACCTTGAGTGCCACTTATCAGACCATCTTCATCAATAACAATCACATGTAGTTCATCAAAAGAACCACCTTGTTTTGTAGCATACGATGAATTAGCTGGAGCTGATGTAAATTGAGAAGCATATGCCCAAGAACCATAAGTAGCAGCATCTGCCATGGAAACTTTAAGTGAGTTACCTATAGAACCAGCATATCTTGCAGCAAATACACCATGGGTGTTTGAGGAACCTCCTGAATAGTTATTTTCCCAAGAATCTTCATTTTTTATTAAAATAGCTGTACCACTTGTAGCGTTTTTGCTAGAACCTTCATTTATAGCTCGAACAACTTTTAAGTTATTTGAATATGCCAAAAAATTTGCAGCAGAGAACCAGTATTCATAATTTGTAGAGTCAGGCTTGCCAAATGTATCAACAAGACGGACCTCATCGGAAATAGTGATGATTTCACCAGCTGGACCCCAAGCAAATGGACCGGCAAATGCTCCAATCGAAGTGGAGACTGATGGGACAATTGTAGTCAGATCGATTTCTGATACATTCACCCCAGCGGATAATTGAAATGCCATGGATTTCTCCTTTTGTTATCGGGTCAAATTCTTTTCAATTTATAGTGTATTTATGTTTTTACAATCTTGACGAAATATAACCTTTTTCCGACCAAACATCACCAGAATCTACAGTAACTTCTGGTTTTAAACCGTCATCAATGAATCCAACTGGTGCCATATCTTCATCGCCAAGCATATCGTTTTCTTCCAAAAGTACCTTACGAATGTCAATATTCGTAGAATCTTTGAAGTATGTCTGTGCGGTAAGCCACGCAAACAGTACCAGACCCATCACAATGTCGTCATTATTACCTTCTTCAGCCGCATATGAATCTCTTACACGAACAAAAGTATTCAGTTCTGCTATTGTATCAAAGTCTTGTATGAGTAACTTGTCGGATTCAATGAGCGTTTTGAGGTTAGCACAACCAATTTTCTTAACGGTTTTGGTAGTTTTAATGCCAAAACCGGATGATTTTCTAAAACCACCTGAGATGGTTTGACCTTTGATGTGGTGATGGTCAATCTTATAAACATATTCATACTCCAAATCATAATGTAAAATATCTACTACCTGTTGACCCACATTATTGGTTTCAATCAATGCGTAGGCCTCATTGTATCTTTTACACAGACTATAAATGACCGTTGGAAAGAACAACAATGGTAGCTTGTTATTTCTATATTTAGCGACCTGCCTATAAGGGGTTTCAGTAACATCTAGTACATTAATTGTATGGTAATCAAGACCAACCCCTTCAGAACAATCTACGGTGGCAATATACATTCTGCCTTGTTGTGGTTGCTCATAAATGTCCAGACATTCTTCTTGCCATGGTGGGTCACGAAATGCCAATGACCTCAATTTAGCACCAGTAATCAGAGTGGCAGAAGAACCAATGAATTCTGTTTCAAACTCTTGCCTAAATTGTTCTTCAGAAGTATTACGGATTGTTTCTTCTTTCCACTTTGCATCACGACCTGGTACCTGTGACCAATGAATCTCAATTGGTTTATAGAGGCTGCGTTTTTCTGTAGCATCAACCCACATTTTATAGAAGTGATTAAGGCCACACGGTGTAGAAACAATGATGACCTTTGAAGTTTGACCAGAAGAAATAACTGGATAGGTAGATGTAAAAAATTCATCTGCCATATTTTTAGGAACAAAAGCAAACTCATCTAAGAAAATCAAATTGTAGGTACCACCACGAACACCGGCTGCGGATGTTGCGTATGCAAAAATCTTTGAACCATTTTCTAGTTCAATGTTTCGTTTATTCCATGTAATAATACCTTGTTGCAACCATAAAGGAAGATATTCATAGGCCTTTTGAACCCGTGAAAGAATCTCTTGTGCTAATTGACCTTTGTTGGCAAGAATAGCAATGTTGTATTCTTCTTGGAATAAAACACACCACAACATATAACCAACCGTTGTAGTAGTTTTACCAACCTGCCGAGGCATTTTACAGATAGAGAAACGATTGGCATGAAAATCACGCACCATTTCTTCTTGGAAATCCCACATATTAAAAGGAATAAGACCTGAGTCCACATTCACAATTTTTACATAGGTTTTTATGAAATAAACTGGATCAGAAGCACACTTAATAAACTCTTGAGCTTCTTCTTCGGTAAATGATATAGTAACTCCAACCCGTTTTAGGTTGGAGTTTCCCAAATAACCATCGTTCATTTATTTTGTGATGCTACGAAGCATCCATTGGTGTTTACTATGAGTATCAATACGACCTGCTAAAAAATCTGCTAGGCCTTGTTTATCAAATTGATCTGCTAATTTAAAAGCAACATTTAATGTGGCAAGAACTCTTTCATTATCGGTCATCAAACGTCTTGCCATTTCTACACCTGCTGGCACAGAAGTTTCATCTTCAATTTCTGACAATTCCATAAAACGAGTGAATGAACCTGGTGCATATGTGTCCAAAGAACGAATTTGTTCGGCAATTGGATCCACCGCACCATGTAGTTCTTCATAAAGATTACCAAAAAATTCATGATACTGTGGAAAATTAAAACCTTCCACATTCCAATGATAGTTGTGAGCTTTAAGGTACAATGCAAAAGTATCTGCAAGAACCTTCTTCATTATTTCTTGTAAAGTATCCATGGTTTTATTTATTTTCTTTCAATTGTTTGAGTAATTCTGCCGTAGATCCAACAAATACAGCTTTATCTATATTCAGATTTTGAGTATTGTTTGTGGTCTTTGGTTGTAAATCTTGTTTGCGTTTCTGTACCTCTAACAAATCTTTATTCATATCTGCAAGGTTTTTCAACATACCTGCCACTACCTCAAATGCTCTTGGATGGTCAGATTGTTTGGCCACAGATATAATGTGGTCCGCCGCATCATTACCTTTTTCAATTAAATCACGAAGGTTTTGTCTAGCAAACTCAGCATCATCTTCAACAGTATCTTTTACCTCTATCACCTCTGTTGTCACTATTGGTATTGGTTCTATTTCTAATGCTTCAGATAATTTCTCATTTAATTTTTTCATATTAAAGTATTATTAACTATTATGTTTTAATTTTTAGTATTGTTGTGGAAGACTATTATCTTCAGGATCAATATTTGTTTTTCGAATAAGCGCAATAGCTGTTCCCTGATTTGCAATATCAACCCATCTATTATAAGGACCAACGTAAGCTACTTGTATAGGACTACTTCTTTGTATTGATATTCCATCTACGGTCCAACCAAGAATTCCGCCTGGAGAAGCAGTATTTGCACCCCAAGCCCAAAGAGTGCCATCATTTTTTATAGCTACACAAGTTTGAGCTGGACCATAAACTTGGTGCCAATTAGTGTCAGTACCAAGTTGTACAGGTGACGATCTGTCACCCGCAAAAGCTCCAGCCGTGTTATTACCAAATTGGCCGTCAAATCCACTACCTGTTATCCACAGAGTGCCATCGGTTTTAACATAATATACGTTTCTAATAGTAATTCTTATTGATTTCCAATTAGTATCAAGACCAACTTGTGTTGGAGATGAAGCTCGTGCAGCTGCACCTCTATTAATTCCAAGTTTACCATAACCGTTTCCACCCCAACACCATAGTGTTCCATCATTTTTTATAGCAGCCGCACCACCATTATCAATAGTATCTACAAATATTTTTCGCCAACTCCCAAATGATCCAACTTGTGTTGGACTGGATCTATTAACTGTATCATTAAGACCTAATTGTGCAACTGCATTTTTTCCCCAAGCCCATAATGATCCATTATCTTTTAAAGCTAGTACGCTGGTAAGACTAGACGCAACATCTAACCAATTATTACTTGTTCCTATTTGCACGGGTGAAGAAAACGCAGCATTAAAAGCACCATCTAAACCTAATTCTCCATTGCGCTGTGTGCCCCAACCCCAAAGTGTTCCATCTATCTTTAAAGCAATAGTATGACTATATCCTTTAGTAACTGTTCTCCAATTACCACCTCCAAGAACTTGCGTGGGAGAACTTCTGAATACAGCCAAGCCATTACCAAGTGTTCCACCAGTACCATCACCCCAAGACCACAAAGTACCATCAGTTTTAATAGCTGATCCTGTTCCTACTAAAGCATAATTTGGAGATGAAGCCAATTTTTTCCAATTTGTAGCATCAATCGTAAGTTGAACCGGAGAAGATTTCGTTACGGTATTTTGGCCTTGAAAGGCGCCGTATCCAGTATCGCCGCCAATTCCCCACATTTGCCTTTGAGGACCACCACTACCACTAGAAGCAGCTGCAGCGGCCGCATTGGCTGCAGTAAAGGCACCATTAGCATAAACTCCAGCAGAAGTAGCATTGGCACTTACTGCATTAGCAGCAGCAAATGCTGCAGTAATAGAATTGTTTTGAGTTATATTTGTAGTAGTAGCTGCATTAGCAGCAGCAAATGCTGCAGTAATAGAATT